CACCACCGTCGATAAAGAACAGCTCCCCGGAAACAACTTCCAGCATATTGGTGTCTGTTCCACCTGCCGTAGACGGTGTTGCTTTCGACTGGAACTGTGCGCCCTGCAACTCCGTGACCCTGTAGTTGTTAAACTCGAAGTTGGCATTCACGCTTATCTCTGCTGGAACAACGGACGCTTCAATGTCCGCTTCTATCTCGTTGCACCATGCTATAAGTTGGGTCGCCCACGTCGGTCCTGCGGTTGAGCCTACTGCTGGCAATGGTGATGTAATTGTTACTCCTGGCATCTAGATCTCCTTAAAACACCCAAAGACTTATTTTAGATTTGGCAGAACCGGACGCGGTGGTAGGTATCAACCACAACTCCTCGTCCTCTCGACCGTTTGCAACCTGAGCGTCAGAAAAGAAAACCTGCTCTATCGTTTGGCGAACGACAATCCATCCTCTTAGCTTCCGCCCAAGCCCGTGACGGATCCTATTGGTTCGGTTCTCTGTGATACCGACATCTTCCAGTAACCTGCCTTGCAGTATCGGCACCTCGGTGGTTTCGTTAAACCGATCCACAAGAGGTTCCACCTGCTTGGCCACATCGGCGCTGGCAAAGGCTATTTTCGCTACAGGCTTCATGATGCGCCCGTTGTCCTCCACCAGTCAGCTCGCGCCATGGCAGCATCGGCCACATCGGTTATCCTTCGTGGCGTTGCCCATGCCCTGTTCTGAGCGGCTTCTTCGATGCGCTCCTTTAGCCGCATGAGGTCCGCTACCAGTGCCCGCACGTCCGACTCCTCTTTCTGGAGCATCTTTCGCGCTGCATCAACAACAATGTGTTCTTCCCACCCCGATACACCGTCCACTGTATCTGTATCACTCGTTAGATCCGCAGGTGCCGGTATATAGATGTGTCTGTAGGTGCCGCTGGCAGGTGCTGGGAGAATCGATATATTGGACCCCTGCGGGGAATACATTGTCGCATCCCCACTTCGGTTCTCGTACTTGTGGCGCTCTGTGATCATGTACTCCGAGAGGGGCACGTAGTCCCCACCCGTTAGCCTGGATACACCCACGGTCCCGTAGTAGTCGCTTGGGAGCGCATACGTCTCAGGCCCTGTTGCCGTGATGGTCTGGGTCCCCGGTGTGTAGTAAACAAGGCCCGACTGGAGCAGCAGGTCATATAACTCAGTATACGATGCAGAGGCATACCCGTTCAATTCACTGTCGGTCACGAATGATGAGTTCACCATGTCCGCACGTTCTCGCGCCTTCGTTCGGATTTGCAAAAGTGTGAAAGTACGGGCCATGCCTCTCTCCTATTCTTCTCTATCGTAATCTCGCGATAAGTCCTGAAACGCTAAAAGCGCATCAACCCTGGCATCATCGTCGTTCGCATTCGCGAAGTCCCTTGCTGCCGCCTTGAGTTCATCTCGCGATGACCCACTGCTGGGCTTTCGCTCCTTCTTTGCGAGCATGCTTGCCGGGGGTGTTTTACCACCCCCAAGCAAGAGAGCTAACATTCCACTGGCTTTCGCCACTATTGAGCTACCGTCGTATTGCGAAAGATCGCAATGAAATTCACATGAACCGTATCGGGGAGATCTTGGTCGGTCACCCCTTCGTCCGTGTAAATATCAATATACGGGTTAGCTGCTTGCACAAAGTCGCCGGTCTGGATGGTGAAGCTGTCGGTGTCAGCCCCACCGTCGCATTCCAAACTAACGACCATGGACACTAGGGCAGGGTAACGGTCCGAGAAAGTAACTCGGAGTTTCCCTACCGTCCCGGTATGCGCGACCGTCCAGCCGGGAGGGTCCGCAATTGGGTAAAGGGGGTCCGAGGTCCCTTGACCCTGGAACCGTCCCGCAATAATGACATGCGCTTTCCCATCGGCATGTACGTCGTATAAAGTTGTATTAGACATAATTGCCTCCTTTCAGGCTAACTAGATTGCGAAAACGCCATTCCAACCGGGAGCGATACACGCGAGTTGAGCCCAATAACGAGCACGAACTTCAATGGTGTCCGTGGTGGAACCGCGAAGTGAGCTGTTACCGTCCATGGTATCAATATGCGGAAACGCATCCAAGTGATGAATGGTCCATGAGTCCATCTGGATGCAGTAGCCACGATTTGCAGGACAGTCCGGATCGGGGTGTACCGTTATGGGACCAGCCGATGTATGGATTTGAACTCCGCCGAAACCAACATCTGCTTTTCCACCAGCACCATCGTACTCAACCTTAGTGCCAAGGCCCTTGACCAGGTTGGAGAAGTTGCCGTGACTGATAAAGCACTTGTCGGGTGATCCACCTGCGCGGACAATATCCTCAGCAAGCGTAAGGATGTTCTCTTCGATAGAGTTACCTGTTGCGTTAAGGCGATGTCCTGCAAGTCGGGTCGGGTGAAGTGCACGGTTTACACCAAAGAACAAGGTGGCCGATGGAGTCGTTAGTGGAATCCATGCCTCTAGTCCCGCCATTTTGGTTAAAGTCGATGCCGTCAGGTCACCTGCTGGCCAAATGTAATCGCCGTTGTCGATGTCTGCGTGAAGCGCGGTACAGCCAATTATGCCCCCTGCCTCGTCCACCGACGTTACGGTTTCAGCGGTGCCAACCGGGGTGGTTCCATCGGAGTTCGTCGCGAATACAATCGACTGCCCGACCACGAAGTTCCGTGCATCGTCGGCATTCTCTAATGTGAAAGCAACTTCACCGCCAGAGATGACGGTGCCAGTCGTGATAATACGACCGATATAGCCATAACCATCTCGGTAAAGCGCGTGTGCTGCCGAGTTGCCCAACTGCTTGAGCATCATGTCGATCTCAGTCTGTCGTGCGCGGACGAATGCGCCCTTGTTGGAGCGAGATTGCCGGATGGTCAGTGCATCAATGCTGATGACCGAATAATCCATCATTTGCGACAAGCCCCACTTAACCGAGCTGCTCGATGCGGCATTGAGTTGTGCTGTGCCGAAATTTGTCGAACGACTCGCGGGGTTCTCGTAGTAAACCGGGATGTTCAAGTTGTCACCCTCGAAGTCGTCAACCTTCTTTACCATGCTGAGAAACGGGTGTCGTTTCATTGCTAAGTTTTGCGGTACGTTGCCAGGATAAAGCTCCTTGAGCATCGCTTCGAATGTAGTGCTATTTAAAATTGCCATTTTCTATCTCCCTGTGTGCCCTACTCAGCTTCTAGTGCCTGCAGTGCGCGTTGAAAACGTTCATCTGCATCCTCCGCTGGGGCTCTTGTTGCTGTTCTCCTAGTTTGCGAATTGCGCAGTGTCTTTGTTTGCCTTTTCGGTTGCTTATCGGCAGGGGTTTCGTCTTCATGGCCTCGCGCTGCTAGGATTGCATCCACCACTGGCGAGAGTAGAGTCTTCAGATTATGGTTTAAGGCTTCGGCTAACTCCTCCGGTGGAGGAAGTTTTTCTTGTGGGTTTTGTTCTGCATACCCATACGCAATGCCGTACATTGCCTGGACTGCTTCCTGTGGGTTGGACTTAAAGAGGTTCCCGGCGAACTCGTAGTTTTCCATCCACTGTTCTTCCTTGGTGGAACTCTCCATGAACCCTTCCATCTCGTTGATGTAGTTACGTTGCAGGTGCTCTGTCTTTGTTTTCTCAGCGTCCTGTTGCTTCCGTGTCTCCGAGGTCTTCTGTTCCTCCTCGAACCTGTGAAGACGTGCTTTCAGAGCACGGAGTTCTTTCTGGGTTTTGTAGTCCCCCGGTGCGTCATCACCGAGTTCTTCGTCGAATAACGCATTCGCAAAGTCAACGTACCCGTCGTCAATGCCAAGTTCCTTTAACGCCGCGACCGGGTCATTTGCGAATCCTCGCTTAATGTTGTTAAGTTTCTCTTCCAGGGTTTCTGCGCTTTTAAGACGCTCTTCAAGTTCGCTCTCTCTCGTGGAGAGTTTTTCTTCACGCTCCTTAGATTGCTCGCGGGATCGTCGCTCTCTTCGCGCCAACAATGCCAGCTTGCTGGACTCGGCAACGTTTTCTTCGCCGGGCGTAAGGGGTGGTTCTTCTTCATAGTATTCTTCTCCGGTCCCAGGGGCCTCCGATGCTTCGGATGCCACTTCCTCTTCCGGCGCAGTTTCCTCCGCTTGTGATTCCTCGGGGGTTTCTGCACCCATGACATCAATTGCTGCCTGGAGGCGACCTTCGTCTGTTACTGGGGTTGTAGCTTCTTGTTGTTCAGACATTTCTTATTCCTTTATCCTGGGATTCCTGAAGGCTTCAAAACTTGGGCTTGGGGCGAGAATGCCGCCACCGGGGGGGCTCCCGCACCAGGCGGTGGTCCACCACCCATTGGCGGCGCCTGCGGTGACATCATCGCCTGCATCTGCATCTGCTCGGCTTGCGCCTGAGCCATAATCTTTTGCATCTCGTTGTCGGCTTGCTCAATCCACCTTCGCATGCCGTCTAACACTTCTTCGGGGGCACCTTCTCTGCGTGCCTTCAAATACGCCAACTGGACGCGCTTAACGCCCATCTCTAGATCCTGGTAGGGCTCAGGGGGACTGAACTTATCGTCAAGCAGGTCCTCTATGGTGGCCTCTATGTCCTCGATGGCCGCACTGTTAACATCGCTTGCGCGTTCGAGATCGGGATGGTTTAACAACCGCCGCGCCTCTTCGGTGCCGATAATCCCTGCCTGGGACCACTCCACGACCTGCTGGGACCGTCCCGCTGGGGTTCGGCTCAGAATGGACGCTGGTTCCAAACGGATGCGGTAGGTGCCGTCATGAATCGTGGCGTCCTTAAAGCAGATCTTCTCGACCAGCTTCTTTGAATGGAACACGCTCTTGCATTCCCCTCCGCGGCCGTGGATGTCCCGAGCGATGTCGATCATCCGCTCTGCCACCCTCGGGGCAAGTCTCTCGTACTCTTGGGCTTGATACTGGAAGCGTTGCGCTCCAATATCGTTGTATTCCCTCAACGCAACCGCACTCTCCAGCCCTGCAGGCTTCTTGCTCGTTGCACTCATCTGGGAGATTCCCGCAACCTCAAACCCTCGTCGCCACAAGGACTCCTTATATTGATAGATCTCAGGAGAAACGGCTTGGGCAGTATGAAAGACCGGTGGTTTCCCTCGGTACGGGATGATTGCGCCGATCTCATTGTTGATTTGCATCTTCAGGTTCTTCGAGGCGATGTCTACGAACACTCGTGGCACCGCAATGAGGTCCTGCGCTTGCTGGATGTGGGAATTAAGCTGATTGATGCGGAGTTGGATGCCGGTGAGCTGCTCGCTCAAACCTTGCCCGTAGAATCCGCAGATAGGCTCGCTCCATCGATAGAACAGGAACGGGAAGTAGTCTTTTTTCCATTCTTCGGAAAGGAGCGTAGCACCATCGACGGAGATAACACGCTTGCCGTCTTTTGCGCCTTTCCCACTTGGGAGGTGGAAGGATTCAACGCAAACGACCGTATTGGTATCTACATTTCGGTAGGCACCGTTCGTTCCGCCCCTCTCCTTCGTCGATTTATCGATCTCCTCCTCAAAGTCAGGGAAGTCGGCCTTCAGGACCTCCTTGTCCATGAATTTGACATGGTGGAGTTGCCGGGGGTCCGCAGACCGGCACTCCATCTCATCCACTTTAATTTCGTCGATGATAA